CGAACCCGAGGCCTGCGCCCCAGGAAATCAGAACACCAAAGCGAGGGTGAGTTTGTGCGCGGTGAGATCGCCCGCCGCCGCTTCGGTTGCTACGGTGGCGCGCAGGTGACGACGAGCGCTGGAAGGTAGTCGCACACGACGTGTGGCCGCATTGGAGCCGTTGCCACCGCTACCTGTGACCGTGAACTCGGCAAGTTCGGGGATGGCGGCAAATGATTCACCGTCCTCCGAATCCTCCAGCGTGGCTGTGACCGATTTGCCATCGGCAAGATCGGCGAGCTCGGGCAGCGCCAACTCCACCTCGAAGCTGTGTTCGTTGGGTGGTGGTTGGCTCAGATCGAGGGGAGCAGTGGAGGCCGAAGCGCCTGCGGCGGCAAGCGCGACGGACTGGGTGAGTTGGGCGTCTTTGAGGGAGTGCATGATGATGGATCAGGGGATAAAGTTTGGATCACGCCTCGTCGTTGGCGATGGAGGCGGTGCGAATGATCGGGATGCCTTCCCATTCGGTGGGTAGCGGCGCGGGAGTGCCGTTGGTCGTGGTGGCCGTGCGGCTGTTGCGCAACTGCTCACGGGAGCGGCCGTTCATGAAGATGTGGGTCGGCTCCAGGCCGAACTCCGTGAACTTCTCGTAGGCCGAGTAGAGGATGGTGTCGTTGAGCATCTTTTTGCCCGCACCGGTTTCCTCGACGTTCTTGACGCGCACAGCACAGTTTTTGTTCGCCAGACGCATGCCGATGCGGCCCGTCATCCAGTTGGTGTAGGCCTTGTAGGGATTGCCGTCCGTATCATAGACGGTTTCCAAATCCCACACGTCTTGCAGGCGGATGGTCTGGTTGTTGCCGAAGAGGAACTCGACGCACTCGCGGCCCAGGCGCAGGAACCACACCGAAGATTTGGAGGCAGCGCCACCCGCATCGACCACATGGGCAGCATCCGCCTTGGCCTGCGCGAGCAAGCCGGGGAAGCCCTTGCTGTCGTTGCCCGTGCCATAATAGAACTGCGAGCCGATGTATTGCATGGAGTCTTCAATTACACCCGAGGCATGATTTTCGAGCAAGCGACCACGGTCGCGTGCGCCCTCAACAACCTGCGCATCCACAGCGATCTGGTGATCGAGGATGTGGGTTTGGAAGGTGCGCGTTTCATAGCTGGATTTGCTGCGTGCGACGCCCTCGTTGGCATTGCGAAAGCGCACGGTGGGCAGGCCGGTGCGTACCGTAAGTTCCATCGTGGTGCCGAGGATGGTGTCGGCGGGCACGACGGCGAGTTCAGGAGCCAGTTTGACGGCTTCCTCAATGAGCGGATAGCCGATACCGGCGTCCAGCTTGGCGATGTCGAGAAGAGTTGGGACAGACATGGAGGTCTAGGAGTTGAGGGTGTGTGATTGGGATGGATCAGGCTTTGGCGAACTGGCGGTTCCAGACCTCGGCGGCGGTGGTGGGCGCTTTGTCCCCGGCGGGTGTGATCTTGGCAGGCACCTGCGTGCCCATTTCAGCAGCGATCTGCGCGGCTTTGGCGGACGCACGCTTGTCGAGATCCTGCTCACGAGCGTTGAGGTCACGCACCTGCGTTTCGAGTTCGCCCGCACGCTTGCTGTGACGCTCCACATCACCCTGAACGGCGATGAGCTGACCTTTGAGTGTGTCACGCTCCGTGCAGACCTGCTGCAAGGCTGTTTGATGGGCCTGCTCCTTGGCCGTGAGGCTGGCTTTGAAGGTTTCGACTTGGGCGGAGGCGTCGGCCATCAAGCTCTCGCGAGCTTTGGCATCGGCTTCCAAGGTTTGAATGCGAGCAAGCGCATCAGTGAGTTGTTCTTCGGCGGTTTTCATCGAGGTGGATGTCCGGGAAGGCGTGTCAACTCGGGCCGTGCGCATCGACCGCAGGCGTGCGATCACCTCGTCGCGACTCTTGACCGTGCCGGCCAGGTTGAAGCGCTGAGCTTTGCGGGCGCTAAAGCTTTGTCCTTCCATCGCCTCGTCTGGGATCTTTCGGCCACGCGCGAGCACGGCGCTTTTGAAGTCAGCAGCGACTTCTTCAATGTCGGACTGGATCAACGCACGCTGATCTTCACTCAGCGACACGCCGGGCGTGCCCATGCCCTTGAATTTGCCTGCGGCAAACACCTCTACCTTCAAGCCTTGGCTGCGGAACTTTTCGGCGCTGTCGATGAATGGCAGCATCACACCAATGGAGCCGACACGCGCACTGGGCGTGGCATAGACGGCATCACACTGGGACGCGATCCAGTAGGCAGCACTGCAGATCTGGCCTGCACTGAAGGCGTGGATGGATTTGAGCTTGGCGGCATCCGCGACGGCCTGGGCCAGCTCGGGCGTTCCATTGACCGTTCCGCCCGGTGAGTCGATGTCCAGGAGGATGGATTTTACTGCATCCTGAGCGACCGCCTCTTGAATGGCCTCTGCCACCTGGTTCATGTCGGTCGCACCAAAGAGCAGCGAGGAAATCAGATCCGGGTCGCGCATCAGCGGGCCGTGGATGCGAATGATGCCAATACCGTCCTCCACGGACAGCAGCGGGTTCGAGGAAGGCTCTGGCAGCGTCAGACGTGCATCGAAGAACGCCACAGCTTGAGCCGCCATGCTGTGCATGGCCTCGGAAGTGATGAGCCAGGGCTGGCGGGAGAGGAGCGAATCGAGTGCGGTCACGCCCCGCTTGGAGTGTCAACGACAGCAGGCTGCGGTGTGGGCACGACTGAGCCGCCGCTTGGCTTCCAGAGCATGTCGAGAGGCACGCCGTATTTGGTGGCGGTTTCGAGGATCATCTTCGCGTCACGCGCACGCCGTTCCAGTTCCTCACCGAAGTCCGCGCCCAGTTCCTCGTAGTGATCGCTGATGGTCTTGAGCCCCATCTCCACGTCGGAACGGTTTTGCTGCGCTTCACGCCCTGCATCGACACTGAGCTTGCGCGGACACACGCAGCTAATTTTCCACCATCCCTGGACGGGCGGCAGTTCGCCACGAGCAATCGCATCGCCGATCACATAGAACCACACGGGTTTGATCAGTCGTTGGATGAGGATCATCTGGCGGTAGGAGAACCGTCGATCTGCTTTGGCCACGACCAATCGAACACCCGCTCCACCCACCTTGGAGGAGTCTGCCGCGAATTCATAAGGCAGCACGCCAAGCGCGGAGTCACGACGCAGATGCTCCAGGAACCCGGTGAACGTCGGACTGGGCCGTTTCGGCTCGAAGGAATCGAGCGATTCGTTGGGCTTGAGGGCGACGAGCTTGCCGCCAGTGATCTGCTGAAGTGACGCTGGGCTGCTGGCTTCGCTGGCGGCGGCCTGATCACCTTCGATGGCAAAATCGGAATCATCCTTCAGATCACCTGTCTCCGTCTTCAGCACGCGGGTCACGTCGCAGTTGTCCTTCACGGCGTGCTTTTCCAAAGCGATCAGCTCCATCTCGTCGATGATGTGATTGATGGAATGCTGGATCGTCGGGGCGTTGCGAACACTCGTGGCGTTCTCCGGCTCAAACACATGAAGCACACTTTGGGCAGGCAGTTCACGCGCGCCTTTGTCTTCGATCACGCGATACGAAACCGGCGCTCCCCAGGCATCCAGGGTAATGCCGTGATAGCTTTTGGCGGACGTGTTGCCATCACCGACGCGGTGGGACTCGATCAACTGAAGCGCGGCAAGCCCAAGTCGGCTGCGGGTGAGATGAATGAAGTATTCACCATCCACATCCATGCCGCGACAGACCAGCGATTGCACTTCCTCGAAGCTGAACCTGCCAGTGATTTCACACCTTGCCGACCATGCTCGGAAATAGGCCTCGGCTTTGCGGTTCCATTCCGGGTCATCCGACTGTGCTTGCGGGCGAATGCCATCTCCTGTGGAATAGATCGCCATGTTGCTGACCATCTCACGCACGAAGCCGGAGTTCTTGGCCAGGTAACGCGAGCGCTTCACCAACTCACGATGAACGTGTGGCGTGAGATCCTGCCGCGCATCACGCGGTGAGGCACCAGGCACCTGACCTCGGCGCGGCGATGGATTGGCGGATTCGTAGATCGAGCTGATGGCCTTGGGCTTGAACCAGTCGTTCACCCATTGGAGAAGTGGATTCATGGGGCGATACGGCGGATGTGGGAAGTGGTGATCCGGCGGCGACGTTCATAGGTGTTTGGAGCCAGAACGCGCAGTGCATGGACGCATTCATCGAGCGTCTCCTTCACGGTCATCGGGAACTGCTTGGAAGCATTGGAGCCGCTGTCGCCCCAGCTCATGAGGGTCTT